CTGTACCAGCAGCTGATAGTGCTCTTGCTATCGAAGCAGATACACAATCACGAACTGGTATCACAATCTCTATCCCAGGATGCTTAAACCGTACTGATGCCGCAGACTTGAGGAAGGTAGAAGAATGGATAAAACAAATCTCCCAGTAAAAATGCCTAGTCCTATAGTAATCTATGATGGCAAAGGAAATCCAGTATCATTTGCTCCTAGCCGACATGCTGATAGGATGGTCCGCATCAAGCACGTTCCTCCCGCTGTTCAGAGTCCAGTGCTTGGATATAGAAACTACTGGAGTCGTGATTCTTTTCAGCCTGGCGAATATGATCTTGCAGAGATCAGCCGGGCGGCCGACACAGACTCTTACCTAGCTAGAGCATTCAAAAAGAAGACTGGGCTTCTTATGAAGGAAGGCTACAGATGGGTGGGTAAAAATCAGAATACGATCAAATACATTAAGAGACGCATCGCACAGATTGAACGGGCTACAAGTACGCCTTTCAAGCTTCTGTTAAGAGAGGTCTCTTCTGATTTGATTAAGTTCTCCAATGCCTTTATTGTAAAGGTCAGAGATAAAAAGGCTTCTGGTGGAGCTGTCAGGAAGATACCGTCAAAAACTATCAAACCTGTGGCTGGATATTTTCGGGTTCCACCAGAGACTATGTTTTTTAAGCGCGACCCAAGTGGGCGTGTAATCAAATATCAACAGAAAGTTTTACGGCCGCTAGTCTCACCAAAGAGTGGTAAGTGGCCAGAATGGGATGTTGAAGATGTCATCCATATCTACCATGATAGAAAAGGTGGTTTTGCAATCGGTACTCCAGATTCCGTACCAGTACTGGACGATGTACGCGTTCTACGACGTATGGAAGAAGACGTAGAGCTTCTTGTCTATCAACACTTATTCCCTCTATATCATTATATAGTAGGTACGGAAAATGCACCGGCACAGACTTACGATACTGGGGTAACTGAGGTCGATGTTATTCGGCAGCAAGTTGAAGATATGCCAGCTGAAGGTTGTCTTGTTACTCCGGAACGGCATGACGTGAAAGCTATCGGGGCACAGGGTAAAGCTTTAAAGGCCGATCCATTCCTTGAACACTTCAAGAAACGTGTATGGGCTGGTCTTGCTATGAGTGCTATCGATTATGGTGAGGGGTCTACTGCTAATCGTAATACTGCTGACGCTCTGTCTGCAGCTCTTATTGACTGTGTCAAGGACTTTCAGCAAGTAATGGAACTGTTTGTCGACTTCTTCATTGTAGGTGAATTGCTCCTAGAGAGTACATTCCAATACGATGTTCTAGATGACGAACACAGTGTCCATTTACAGTTTAATGAGATTGATCTTGAAGCCAAGATTAAGCGGGACGCTAATGCGGTGAATCTCTATCAGGGTCACGTCATTGGTCTTACTAAGGCAAGAAAGGAGGTCGGAGAAGAGCCGATTGAAGCAGACGAAGAGAAAGAGATGTTCTTTGAGCGCGTTGAGAAGCCACGTTATATTATACAGGCTATTGACGAGCCATATACTGCTGCATCAAAAAAAGCCATGGCCAGTGCCAGTGCCCCGAGTTCACCCAAGAGTCCCGCTGTTACTTCAAAGAAGGTTGCTGAAAAGACTAAGGCTCCTTCCAAGGGCAAGTCCCGTGGAGGTAAGGCGGCCGGCAACACAACACAGCCTACCAACCAACACGGTACAAATCCTGGACCCACAAAGAGAAAGTCAAATCTGGAAACTACCAGATTTACACAGCTTTTTGATGCTTTTAAAGAAGCTGTATTCTTACTGTTATTCCGTGATCTGCTTGATACAATCAAGTTACATGATCATGGATGGCGTAAACAGATGGGTCGTTTCGTTGATGAGATAATCACACAGAAGTATCTTGAGCATACTCGGGGTTACTTTTACCGAGGTTTGCGTGATGTGGAAGCCTCTAGACATGCTTCTCACCCCATCGCTCGAGTACGTATTAAAGAGCTACAAGAATACGCCTCTAGGCGTATCAGTTGGCTCACCGACAAGGTTCTCGATACAATAGAGAGTCTTGCACTGCAGGGAAGTGATAAGAAAACTATTAGAGCTGCCCTAGACAGTTTTGCCTTTAGGGCTGACTTTCTTGACCGAACAGTTAAACGTCAATCGCGCATCTATGGACAGGCTATTGGACTACTGTTAAGTGGACACGAATATGCATACCTTCTTCGTAGTCCGCAAGAAGAAGATACAGAATGTACAGCATGCGATAAGTCTCATGGCCAGCGCATTAGCCTCGAACATCTTGTTGTAGCGGATATTCCACCATGGCATGACAACTGTGAATGTCAACTATCACTTTTTCCAGAACCGACCAGTGCACAGCTGCTTGACTTTACAGATGCCAAGAAGAAGAAAAAGACCTATGATCAAGCCATGCATGTACATCCAATGCCAACTCTTGATAACAGTACAACAGGACCAGCAGACGATTCGCCTAATCATACTCATGAGTATAATGATGGCAAACAAACTGGTCCTCCTGTAGATGGTGACGATGGACACATACATGTGCTAGAAGAGGGACCAGAAACAGGCCCCCCACAAGAAGTGAAAGATGAGATAGTTGATCTTACAGCTAAAGAGGAAAGATGTGTTATCGCTGTTAAGCCAGAGCTTAGAAAGCGTCATCCGACTTGGTCTAGTGGACGTGTTAAATCAAGTGCTATTGCAATATGTCGTTCTAGATTCGGTCCTGGCACAAAAAAAGATGCAAGTGCCGGGAAAAGGATGAATTCCAAGTGTTTAGATGCTGCCAAGGCTGATTTACGTAAGAAATACCCTAAGTTATCGGCTAAAGAGATCAATGGCCTAGCACAAGAGCTGTGTAAAATGCACGCTCTTGATCCGGCGCCAACCACTGTGGTTACATGAAAAAACGTAATCACATAACATTATTTCTAAGTCATCCTTTACTATAGGAAGACTATTAACAATTGCGAGGACAACTCGATGAGCAAGGACCGCTATGCTCTTTTTACGGATTACGTACGGGGAGCTGTTGTGGCTACAAGGCACGTTGACCAGTTTGATGAGGAGAGCGGCACTACGGGACATTCACTCCTCGTAAAGATAGCCGCTACACACTCAGCATTAAGAACTGGCAATAAGGGTTTTTACTTGCCGGAGAGGATGCGCGATGGTGCGTCTTCGTTCCTGCTACCGTATCCAAAACCCGTCTTAACGCACCACGACGACTTTAAAGACCCAATCGGCCGTGTGAAGGGCGCACGTTACGTGGACCTAACTCATCTGTACCCAGCCAATGATGTGTGGATGCATAAGCTCTCTGTAGGAGGGCTTAAAGATAAGAATACGCAGAAGGCTGTTCAGTACTTCCTCAAGAACTGGCAGGATCGTGAAGACTATCAAGGTCTTGGTTATATAGAGCTTGTAGCTGAAATCACTGATCCCGATGCAATTCAGAAAGTACTAGACAACCGCTATCTGACGGTATCTACTGCACATAGTTCAGACGCCGCTTTTTGTGGCATCTGTATGCAGAACTGGGTAGCAGATGGATGGTGCGAACATGAACCCGGGAACTCCTATGATGGAGACGAGTGTGTGCTCGTGCCCGGCAAACATCTCTACAGTGAGGTTTCATACGTCAATAAGCCTGCCGACAGGGAGGCAAAAAACGTTGCAATAGTGGAAGGATCACCTTTCCATATGGCGACTGACTTCGAGCCTCGTGATGTAGACGTAAGACTTTTCTGTAAAGGTCCTGCGTGTATTTTTGATATGGCAAGTGAGGCACAAGTTAGTCTCAAAGATGCTGAAGGACCCCTAGAGGAGGTTATTGATTCGATGAGTGAAAAGACCAAAGAGCAAAAGTTTACTGAAGCGCTCACCACTTTTCTCGAAGACACCTCCAAGGACCTGCCTGAAGAGCTAGTAAAAGACGAGGAATCTCTTAAGCTGGCTCATTCCCTACTGACCATCGATTGCTGTGACGGCGATGAGCCTGCAAAGCTAGATGGAAAGGCTGAAGTGAGTCAAAAGCTAAGGGACAAGGCCGGTGAGATGGAAATCGAACTGGAAGACAACGAAGTTGAACTCCAGATTAAAGCGGACAAAGAAGCTGCTGATGCAGCTGCTGCGGCCGCTGACGGTGACCAGACTACCGACCCTGAAGGGCAGACTGGAGATGCTGACGAAGAAAACAAAGACGCTGATCAGGAACTGCTCGATCTCAAAGACATCCTCGATCTAGAGAAGTCATATGAGAAGATGAAGGAACACCTCGAAGAGGACAAACATCTCAACGAGGAAACTCTTGGTCTACTTAAGACTTCCGATTTTGCGCACCCCAAGGGTAAAGCCTTTCCAATGCACGACTGTGAACACATCGATGCTGCACTGAAAGTGCTGGAAGGATATGATGCTCCTGGGATTAAAGACGCAATCGTCGAAGCCCTTGATCGGAGAAAGAAGTCTATTAAATGCTCCGAGGAAGAGGGCGAGGAAACAGGAGATAATACAGATGGTGAAGAGACCTTTGATCTTGATAGGGTTAATGAACTGATCGATCTGTATGCCGAACTGATTCCTGGCGAAGACATTCTGTTAGAGGTAACAGATGACACTGAAGACCTGCTTGATTGTGAAGATGCCGCCAAGAAGCGTCCCCAAGACAAACCGGGCGGATCAAATGTTGGTAAATACAAGACAGGTCCTTTCTGTGGTCCTGCGGGTGGCGCCCCAGCTGGCAGCTATCCGGTTAACACGCTGAAGCGTGCCAAAGCTGCACTATCTTACGCAAGGCATGCTCCTAATCCCGATGGAATCAAAGACTGTGTCTGTAAGCATTGGGGCGACAAACTACCTTCATGTGGTAAGAAGACCAAGGATGAAGAGCTTCAAGAAGCAGTCCTTAAGGTAGTTGGAGACCTCGAAGATGGTCAATGGTATATGTCCATTGATAAAGAGAAAGGCGAAGTTGCAATTCATGAAGGATGCCCTGATTGTTTTAGCAAAATAGCTGATCTCGAAGCTAAGGATGCCAAAATTGAAATCCAAGGGGATCAACTAGTAGTGCTTGAGGATGATTATCGTATCCTCAGCGAAGAAAACGTTCAACTTACAACTGAGTTGACTAATCGTCTTGTCGATCGTGCGATCGAACTTCGTATTCTAGGCGGAGAATCCATTGAGGATGTGGATATCGCTAGAGACGAGTTCATGACCAAGAGCATCGTTGAGATGAGAGATTCCGTTAGTAAGCTGGAAGATGCCTTTGACTTTGATAAGGCAGCAGAAAGACTTAACGACGGCATGGCAAAAGAACCCGAAGGGACTGTGACAGATCCAACCGTCCAGGTGGACGGCGGGGACGCCAAATCTCAAGGGCAAGTGCCTACAAAGGAAGAGGTCATGGCTACTTACAACAAGCTTCATTCTCGTTCCGGAGTGAAGGCTGCCCGTCAATGGCTCGATGCTATGAAGTTACAACATGGCAAAGACCTCGAGTTCGATGTTAATCACGAGGAGGATAACAAGTAATGTACCAACCTTACACCTCAAACCACAAAACGTGGGATCACGTGGGCAACCTAACTCCCAACGTGGAGATCTCCGAAGGTATTCGTCCTGCGGAGGAACTCAAGCCAGCTGGTTACCTGAAGCTGGTGAGGTTCGATAAGTACTCTGAGGACTACTACGTAGTCTCCGCCGGAAAGGTTGTTGCCCTTGACAGCGATGGGAATGTAGTCCCTGCTGGCCTAGCACTTCAGGCTGCCGCTTATAAGGCTGCCTGGGATACAGCCAACACAGGTGGTAATACTATTCAAGACCAGATAGATGCTGCCCGTCTTGCTGTTGATGGACTTGCTGGCTACACTGCAGGTGCTGCTGCCTATGATTCAGCAGATGTTGACCCTGTAGCTAGTGGTGTCGCAGTTAAGACACACACAGGTAATGATGTTGTGTCTGGTGACTATATCGTAGAGAACTTTTTCACCGTTCCTACTGTCGCCAATGGTTCTCCGCGTATCATCGATCTAGTTACTGTAGATCTTGATGATGCTGACGAAGATATCGATGCAGATCTCGTAACCATTAGCGCTCCCATTGGTATCGCGCCCTACAATTACTTTCGTTGGGCTGGTGGTGATGGCTTTAATCCTAGCCAGTACACACACCACAACTATAACAGACAGCATCAAGTAGCAGTCCTTTGCGACTATTACATTGAGCT